TGCGTGATGTTATGCAGAGATATCGTAACAAACTTGTGTATGATTCTAGCACTGGTGAGATTCGTGATGACAAAAAGCATATGAGTATGCTTGAGGATTTCTGGTTACCACGTCGCGAAGGCGGTAGAGGAACAGAAATTTCTACACTACCTGGTGGACAAAACCTAGGAGAAATCACAGATATTGAGTATTTTAAGAAGAAATTATTTAGAGCACTCAACGTTCCCCCATCTAGAATGGATGGTGAAGGTGGATTTAATCTTGGTAGATCATCTGAAATTCTTAGAGACGAACTGAAGTTTACTAAGTTTGTTGGACGTTTGAGGAAAAGATTCTCAAATATGTTCAATGATATGCTCAAAACTCAACTTCTTCTGAAGAACATTGTTACTCCAGAAGACTGGAATAAAATGAGTGAGCATATTCAGTATGATTTCTTATATGACAATCATTTCTCAGAACTGAAAGAAACTGAGTTAATGAATGAAAGATTGACTCTACTACAAACTGCCCAACCTTATATTGGTAAGTATTATTCTCAAGATTACGTTCGTCGTCAAATCTTGCGCCAAACTGATATGGAAATTATTGAACAGGATAAGATTATTGCAGAGGAAATAAAGAAGGGAATTATTGCGGATCCAGCAACGATTGACCCTGCAACTGGATTGCCTTTTGCTGAAGAAGACCCAGCAGTTGGTCAAAATATTTCAGCACCAATGGAACCAGATATTGATGGAAGTTCTACTGAAGCACCAGAAATGCCAAAGGGTGGAGAGATTTAGTATAAATACCGGTAGTATATCATACTTATTATAAATGGAAGAACTTCTAGATATGATGGTTACTGATGAATCACCTTCCCAAATCAGTGACACCATTAAAGATTTACTCTATGCAAAAACTGCAGCAAGAGTTGATGCTTATAGGCAAGTAGTTGCTGGTTCTACCTTTGGAGAACCAGATACGGCGGTTGAAGCAGAGATGGAAACCGAGGTTACAACTGAGGAACCTACTGAGGAAGAAGAGTAATTTATAAATAAAACATAACAGTCATATAAAAATGTCTAGGACACTGATTAAAGCTGCGGAAGCGCAACTACCAACTACAACAGGTGCAGCGACTAGTTTTGCTTCGGCAACTGCTGTTCGCTTAGTTAATACTGCTACTGGAGCAGATCATTTAGTTACTGTTGTTGAAACTCAAAGCGGAACAGTAGTTGGTTCTTTTACAATCATTAGAGGAACCGTAGAGGTTTTGGAAAAACAATCTAGCCACTGTGTGTTTGCCGCAAATACTGCAGTAAAAGGAGCACAAGTAGGATTTACCAACTAAAGAAATGAAACTTATCACAGAAGAAATCGAACAGGTAGAATTTATCGTTGAACAACGCAACGGTAAAAAGAACCTGTATATCGAAGGTGTTTTCCTTCAGGGTAACATTCAGAACCGTAATGGTCGGATGTATCCTATGGAAACTCTTAGAAAAGAAGTTGCCCGTTACAACGAAAGCAACATTACCTCTGGGAGAGCACTTGGAGAATTGGGTCACCCCGATGGTCCTACAGTAAACCTTGATCGCGTTTCGCATAAAATCGTTTCTCTTAAAGAGAGCGGTTCAAACTTTATTGGTAAGGCGAAAATTCTTTCTACCCCTATGGGTAAGATTGCAGAATCCCTTATTAGTGAAGGTGTGAAACTTGGTGTTTCTTCTCGTGGTATTGGTTCACTAAGACCATCAAGAGATGGTGTAAATATTGTTGGTGAAGATTTTATGCTCGCCACTGCTGCAGATATTGTAGCAGACCCTTCTGCTCCTGATGCTTTCGTTGAAGGTATTATGGAAGGTAAAGACTGGGTGTGGGAAGGTGGTATTCTCCGTGAAAAGTATGCTGAGCAAACTAAGCGTAGAATTAATACATTAGTTGATACCAAACAATTAGAAGAGAATAAGTTATTCTTATTTGATCAATTCCTTTCTAATTTATAAAATTATAAATAAATATAGATTAAAATCAGAGGTAATCGGAGAGTTCAAATGTCTCGTGGAAAATCATTACAAGAAATGGAAGTAAAGACACCGCAATCCCGTACTGCAGTTAACGCTGGTGCGAAGGCTGGAGATCCAATGCCAACTATGGCGGATCCCGGAACCCAACTGGGTTCGGTCGAAGATCTGGGTGGACCCACCCCAGAAAATTACAAGTCCGATGACGATTCAGCAAAGCTGAAAACTCCAAGCGGATCCCTTAAACAAGTTAAGGATGTAATTACAAAGGGTGCAAAAGCAGCAGATGCTATGCAGACCATGAAGAAAGAAGAAGAAGAATTCTCCTCTGAAGAAACCATCGAAGAAGAAGAAGTTACTACTGACGAAGTAGTTTCTGAAGAAGAAGTTACTACTGACGAAGTAGTTTCTGAAGTCGAAGAGTATAACGTCGAAGAAGATGTTAATGCTCTCCTTGGTGGCGAAGAACTTTCCGAAGAATTCAAAGCAAAAGCAAAGACGATCTTTGAAGCAGCAATTTCATCTAAAGTTGCTGAAATCAAAGAACAACTAGAAATTCAATGCGAAGAAAAATTAGTTGCTGCTCTCTCAGAAGAGAAAGAAGTACTAGCCGAGCGTGTTGATTCGTATCTTGAGTACGTCGCTGATGAGTGGTTTGAAGAAAACGCACTCGTCATCGAAAGCGGTCTTAAGACCGAAATGACCGAATCATTCCTTACTGGAATGAAGAGTCTTTTTGAAGAACATTATGTATCAATCCCTGAAGAAAAATATGATGTGCTTGAGAGCATGGTAGAAAAACTAGATGATATGGAGACCAAACTCAATGAGCAAATTGAGAAGAACATCACACTGAATAGCAGACTTGCTGAATCGGTTGCTGATGGTATTCTTGATAACGTTTCTGAAGGACTAGCTTCCACACAGAAAGAAAAGCTTGCCTCACTTGCCGAAAGTGTGGAGTTTGAAAGTGAGACATCTTATCGTGAAAAACTGGAGACACTGAAGGAATCGTATTTCAATTCCAAGACTCAGGCTCCACAAGCAAAGACTGAAACCCTTTCCGAGGGTGTTGATTCTGCAGGATCCGAATCTTATTCGGGTTCAATGGCAGCATATATGAAAACCCTGGGATCCTTTGGTCTCGGCAATAACTCCTGAATTCAATATTAATTCAAACAAAAACATACACTAGGTAAAAAGCAAATGTTCCATTCTGAACATCTGCAGGAAAAGTGGGCACCTCTTCTCAATCACGAAGGTTGCGAGAAAATCTCTGACAATCATCGTAGAGCTGTCACTGCCGTCCTGTTAGAAAACCAAGAAAAATTTTTAAAAGAGCAATCCGCATTTGAGCATGGCGGAATGCTGACGGAAGGCCCTAATATGTCTGCTGGTGCAGACGGATTCCAGGGCGGATCCGCAGCTGGTGGTCCTGCCGCCGGTTTCGACCCCGTTCTGATCTCTTTGATCAGACGCTCTATGCCTAACCTGGTCGCATATGACCTGGCAGGCGTTCAGCCTATGTCTGGACCTACTGGACTCATCTTCGCGATGCGTTCCAAGTATCAGACACAAAGCGGCACAGAGGCATTCTTCAACGAAGCAGATACTGCATTCTCTGGTCAGGATTCCGACTTCAACAACACCGCAGGTATGACCGGCGCTGGTGTTGGTATGGGTACAACTTCACAAGCAGGTAGCAACCCTGGTCTTCTGAACCCAACTGCATCTGCATCTGAGACCGACTACGGTGTTGGTCAGGGTATGCGTACCGACCAAGCAGAAAAACTGGGTGATGGCACCGAAGGTGAATTCAACCAGATGGCTTTCTCGATCGAGAAAGTCACCGTTACTGCTAAGTCTAGAGCACTGAAAGCAGAGTACTCTTTAGAACTCGCACAAGACCTTAAGGCAATTCACGGTCTGAACGCTGAAGCGGAATTGGCAAACATTCTCTCCACAGAGATTCTTGCTGAAATCAACCGTGAAGTCATCAGAACCATCTACAAGACTGCAGAGCAAGGTGCTGTTAACAACACCGCAACTGCTGGTCAATTTGACCTCGACGTTGACTCCAACGGTCGTTGGTCTGTTGAGAAATTCAAGGGTCTTCTCTTCCAAATCGAAAGAGACGCTAACGCAATCGCACAGCGCACTCGTCGTGGAAAGGGCAACATCATCCTCTGCTCCGCAGACGTTGCTTCCGCTCTGACCATGGCAGGCGTGCTCGATTACACCCCTGCACTCAACGCTAACCTGAACGTTGACGACACCGGCAACACCTTCGCAGGTGTTCTCCAAGGTAAGTATCGCGTATATATCGATCCTTATTCGGCAAACACCGGCACTGGCACTTCTGACCAGTATTACGTCGTTGGTTATAAGGGTTCTTCCCCTTATGACGCAGGTCTGTTCTATTGCCCATATGTACCCCTACAAATGGTTCGTGCAGTTGGCGAGAACACCTTCCAGCCAAAAATTGGCTTCAAGACGCGCTACGGCATGGTTGCTAATCCCTTCGCACAAGGCGATTCGCAAGGTCTCGGCGCACTCACCACCAACGCTAACCGCTACTATCGTCGCGTTCGCGTTAAGAACCTCATGTGAGTCAAGTGGTTGCTGCGGAAGCGGTTGCCCCACATGTCCTTTCAGACCCCCTCATCGAGGGGGTCTTTTTTTATGCTAAATATCTAAAAACCGATGTCATATGTAACCCCCATTGAGAATAGGAACTATTTGGCACCTGTTGGGTTTATATTCCGGATTGATAGAATTCCTCAAGTATCATATTTTTGCAATCAAGCAAATATTCCC